TGATCCTGATACAGCACGAAGTCAGGTACAGGCACTAGAGAATCAGAGGTTAAAGTAGCGTACAGAGGCTTGCCACAAGGGAAAAAGCCTTCTACCTCGATGGGGTCATCACGCTCGTCTATGATGTAGTTGCTGTTCTTGCTAAACCAGTAGACCTTGCCGCTTTCCTTATCCCATAGCTCACATATCTTTGCTCTAGTATGCTCTTTGCTAGACTGACCGTAGGAAGTTAGTGTCTGTGGGCCGCTGTCTAAAGGTATCTTCTTTGCAGACTCCTCGCCAAAACGCTCTATAAGCGCCTCTCGCGTCATGTAAGCCCAGCGCCATACTACCGTAACCTCTTCCCATGTCCTCGCTACTGAGTGACCAAAGTCCTTCCAGTGAACGTAGTCTGTAGGAGCGCATTCGTACTCGATCTCCTCGTATGTCTCTACCTCATCAGCGTCCTCAGTGACCTGTAGCCCATCCTCTGGCATATCACGCTCAATTAGATGCGGCTCGTAGCGTACCCATGCGACACCGCGACCACCAAGAAAGCGATCCTGCACTGCATTCTTCATAGTTGCACGGAAGTCTGGGTAATGCTCAATCTCGTAGTCAATAGCTCTCTGAATGATCTGTGATGCTACGCGGCCTACTTGGTCATTGTCTCCAAACCTGCGCGATACGTCAGCCATAGGCAGCTTAGAATAGACCGCTGGGATTAAGGTCTGTACGTTTGACCAGAGAATATTAAACTTTGCCGTCTCGTTACTGTTCTGGCTGCGATTGTCATCTCTGTAACGCTTGACGATCTTTGCAGAACGAGCCTCCCACTTCTTAAACTCGTTGTCGTATGCGCCGATTACGTTCAGATACTTCTCGATTGGAGTTTCGGTCATTTTATATCCTGTTTAACGTAGGGCGTTTTGCCTTGCCATCATTCTAGCTCTAGCTTGTTCTGCGAAGGTGTCCAGTGACGGGTCTACTGCTGGTGCGCCAATTAATCTAGCTTTAGCCTGTTCACCATATGCGTCCATTGCTTGGTATGCAGGGTTAGTTGCAGATAGGGCAGCAGACTGCTGTGGCGTAATCTCAACGCCATTGACCGTCTCACTCAACAAAGTACGCTTTGGCGTATAGGTCTGTAGTCCAGCAGCTAGTTGTTTAGGACTAGGCATTATGCTGAGAATATGCCTACAGCCATAACCTCAACACCTGCTCCTGTCGTTACTTTCCATGCACCAGTAGTAGATGCAACGTTCATCTCTATGTTATAGACATTGATACCTGTGCCGCATGATGCAGGTAGCACTGTATGGGTCAATATGCCTACGCCTGTTCCGTCTACCAGAACTACATTGCCTGTAGCAGCGGTGCTGACTGTACATATTAGTCTGTGGATGTAGTCACCGATTGCGCCTGTGCCGCCTAAGACTTGTGCTGTTTGACTGACTGCAACGTGTTCGTACTGGTATCTATAGGGTAATGGTATGCTCATATTCTGCCTCTCTTTGGTTGATTTGCTTGCGCCCACACATCGTTGAGTGTTGCTGTGTTTTCCTGTCCTACCATCAGCGGTTTAGCCGCATCAGGTTGTCTGACTCGCGGCTCTGACCGCCAAGCTATTGATAACATTCGGAAAGCGTCTGCCGGATGAGAACAATTATGCACTATTGCTCCGTTTCCTAGTGAGAATTCCTCAATTCCCGGTACAGACATACACCATACATCCTCAGTCTGACTTAGCTTTTTTACGCTCTCTATACCTAGCAGTTGCCGCTTTATCAGCGCCCCTTGCCCTGTATGCTTTAACCTTGCAAGCCTCGCTACAATATTTTTGCATAGTAGCTGACTTCCTGACAAGCGCCATAAATAGCACGCCGCATTGCAAACAAGGCTTCTCTTCTCTTTTAACCTTTGTCCAAAACTTTTCTCTCTCTGCGTGTCGCTTGTGCCACAAACTACCCGCTTCGGATTGATGCCAAGCCGTTGCCGCATCTCTCGCAGATTGATTAAATCCCTTTCTTGGGTGTGCGTGCCATGTTTCAGATAAATGTATCTTGGCAGGCAAGCATTCGAGATTGTGTAGCTGATTGTTCTTAGGGTCGCTATCTTTGTGGTGTATGTGGCAACCATCAGGTATAGCGCCGAATGCAATCCTCCAAACATCCCTATGCAGCTTTTTACCGCCTCTCGAAAGGTATTTATCACTAGGCCATAGCCTGTATAAACCGCCATCGAAATACTGTGTAATTGGGTCAAGGAGGATAGGATTTGAGAATTCTTTGTAAGGTTCTCTGCTGATATCCACCCTGATTCCGTCTTGAATAAATGATCCGGCGTACATCTCACCGAATACCCTCCGACGAACTCCACCTCCACAAGCTCCGCATTTTTCCTCGTCACACGAGGGTTTGTGTACCGTTTCCATCCACATGATGTAAGAACCTCTCCGTTATCTTGGAGGTTCATTATCTGTTGTATTCCGTAACGCGTCAATACTGTTGTATCGCCTGTAAAACACCAGTCATGTCGTGGTGTCTGCCGGAAAGCCTTCTTGTCCTCATCATACTCTCGTTGGTACTGGCGTAAAGCCTCGATACCTTCACTGCACTTGTCTGCATCAAACCAGCACTGCGGCAAGACTTTACGCACAGCCTGTATGCCGTCTTGCACTGACAGGTCTGGCACGATAGACAGACTATTGATGCCAAAGTGTGCCGCCAATTGCTCAATTACTGACTTACCAGCAGCCGCCAATGTCTTAGCTCTAGCATCATGCGGCAGGTGGTGCTTACCGAAATTATACGGCTTCGACAGGATATTTGCAGCAATTTCATCAATATTAGCACCAGAAACGGCGTAATAATCAATTATATGTACTTCGTCTCTGATTACTTGATAAAACCAGACAGCCGTATCATCCCTATAACCAAGATCGAATGCAGTATGAACAGGCACGTTGTTGTCATAGTTAACTTTAGTTATGCGCCCCTCGTCTTTGGCCTCGCGCATCTCTGTACCGTAGAACGCGCCTAGTATTGCGGCCTCGAAGCTGCACTCGTACTCCTGCATATACTGGTCTGGTGATAGTTGAGCCTTAGCAGCCGACAGCTCACCCTCTGGCAATAGCTTGCTGACCGATGCAGGTAGCTCCAAGCAAAACCACTCGCTAGGTATTCTCTGAGCTGTGCTGTAGATGTCCCAGAACTGATTTTTACCCTTCGGAGTACCGCTAAAGACGCACCAGCCTTGCTTGTCACTGAGTGCTGGACGCAGAATACTGCCCCAGACGCTGGGCTTGAAATCAGCGTACTCATCTAGGAACAGGCCATCAAATCCCAAACCTCGCATGGCATCAGCGTTATCAGCGCCAAATAGCCTTATCCTAGCGCCATTGACTAGGTCTACATAAAGGTCGGACTCATTGACTGATGCGAGTATTGGTCGTGCGTAATGCTTCAAGTATTCCCATGCCACAGACTTAGCCTGACTGCGGTATGGTGCTATGTATGCGAATAGGGGCATAGCAGACGCACAGACAGCGGCAGCACGAATTAGCTCGTTCACAGCACTGACCGTTTTCCCTGCGCGCCTGTGGGCCACTAGACAGGCCCAGCGTTCCGTCCTCTCATGGAACGGCATGAACGCCCGGCGCGGTTGATAATCAAGCTCTATTTCGTTGGTTTCCACTTAATCACCATCTGAACTGGCCCTTCATCCTTGCCAGTGAGTTCTGTGCGGCTCAATTTTGGTACATGATACTCGATCATATCGGTGTAACACTGGAAAGCCTTTAATGGGCCTTCGGTCTCAGCGATAGCGTCCAACCAAATCTGCACTCGATGAGCATTACCATCAACGAACCGGGCGATAGCCTCTCTAGCGGCTACTGTAGACTTATTTGCCAGCCCTTTTGGTCTACCCGGGCCGGGTGGTCTACCAGTTTTACTTGCTTTTTTAATGACCATCATATATCTCGCTTATTTTTGCTTAAATTTTAATCGACACGGCAAGCATACACCGTGAATCAACTTGCTACTATAGCGACCACAAAGATCGCAATCTCCTGATTTTACAGGATGATTAATGTGCAGTGCGTATTTCATTGAGTCTAATAGCTGGGAGTTTAGCTGCTTCTATCACATCGCCCAAGTATTGAATGGTGTCCTGCCTTGTCATACCTTGAATTACTGCTGGAAAGCTGCTGACTGGCACTCCATTGGAATCACATACAATCTCGTGCATTGCGTATCCTGCGTGTGTTCGCACCATTCTTATCATGCTAGGAATTTCAGCTTGTAGATTGTGCTGTCAATTAACTGTGCTATCTCATCTATTATGTTCTGTAGCTCTGAGTCTTGCGGTAGCTTCTTTCTTTCATATTCAACATACTTACTTAGACTTGTCAGATACTTTAGTGGTGGTGTAGGTAGTAAGTAATACTTCTCATAATCGCTAATGATCCCGTAGCAACCTTGATACGCCTCTACGAATGAATCTACTAGATCTTCTAGTTCCTCATAATACATACCTAGCGCAACGTGTTCGCTATAGCTTTTGGTCTGGAAGTGCAGTATGTGAGCGTTAGTAATGCTGTGCAGTAGTGTTAGTACGAATTGTTGTGGTGAATGACTCATTTATCTCTCCTAGTTATTTGATTTTGTAACGATCTCGTGCATTGCGTAGCCGTTATGTGTCTTGACCATTCTAATCATGATCTGCTCTTGTGCTGATAGGCCCAGACTTGTCTAGGCCCAGCACCCTCATTGTCTATCTTGATTCGATCTACCGAACCCTGCCGATAGAGGTAGGCAACTGCCATGCTAATCTCCGCAGAGGTTAAGTCAAGTATTTTTTTGATTTGCGACAGGGTGATAAG